GGTATGATGAGATGATCTCGGCCTACGCGCCTATCGGTGGGTTCGATAAGAACTCTGAGGCGTGGAACCAGACCATGATTTACGTCTCTGATGACGCCCGTGATTCTGGTGAGAAGGACCCGACGGTGCAGGCGTTGGGTATCCGTGGGCATATTTATGGTGCCCGTGCGGACCTGATTATCCTAGACGACACCGTTGACTTAACGAACGCGCATGAGTATGATAAGCAGATTGATTGGCTTCAGTCTGAAGTTATTTCCCGCGTGAGCGCCTCCGGTTCTATGCTCGTGGTGGGTACCCGCCTTGCGGCGAAGGATTTGTATTCTGAACTTCGTGACCCGCACAGGTACCCGGATGAGGAGTCACCGTGGTCGTACCTGTCCATGCCAGCGGTACTAGAGTTCAAGGATGACCCGAAGGACTGGGTGACCCTGTGGCCTAGGAGCAATCAGCCGGAACCTGGGTCGAAGGTGGAAACTCAGACCGCTGACGAGAATGGCCTGTACCCGAAATGGGACGGGCCTAGGCTTGCCCAGAAGCGGCGTAGGGTTTCGCCTCGTGCGTGGGCTATGGTGTACCAGCAGCAGCAAGTCGCTGATGATGCCGTGTTCTCCGCCGAAGCGATCAAGGCTTCCATTAACGGTAACCGCATGGCTGGCCCAATACCGAAAGGTATGGTGAACAACCGACCGCAAGGTATGGACGGGTTAATTATTATCGCCGGTCTTGACCCCGCCACCTCCGGGCACACCGCCGCCGTCGTGATAGGTCTTGATATCAAAAGCCAGAAACGGTACGTGCTGGATGTGTTCAACAAGCCCGGTATCACACCTGAGGCTATGCGGAACCTGATTAAGGAATGGACAGAGAAGTACAAGATCAGCGAGTGGCGTATCGAACGGAACGGCTTCCAAGGTTTCCTCGTCCATGACCGGGAACTGAACGAATACTGCTCCAGCCGGGGTAGTGTGATTAAGCCGCATTTCACTGGTCAGAACAAGCATGACACTGATTTCGGTGTCGCATCCATGACGGTGCTGTGGAACGGCTGGCAAGACGGATACCACCTGATTGAACTGCCCTCCACCCACGGTCAGGAATCATGCAAGCAACTGATTGAACAGTTGGTGACGTGGCACCCGGACGCACCGAAGAACCAGAAGACAGACATCGTGATGGCGCTCTGGTTCGCAGAGTTGTCATGCCGGGACCGCATCACTCTCGCATCAAACTACACACGCTCGCATGTACGGAACAGTTTCCTGACACCGTGGGATAAGAAGCAGCAAACAACAGTGAGCCTCCTAGAAGCAGAAGCATCAGGGGCTTGGACCCCTATCGGGGCGTAGGAGGATTCTTTTGAGCATGCCATTCACGGAAGCGAACTACCGGGACAAACCTGGCAACAACTCCACGTTGCGTCAGATCAAGTCACAGTATGATCGCATGAAGTCCCGCTGGGCTGAACGTGACAAGCGAATGCAAGATGTGCTCGCTGTCCGGCAAGGCCGCATGCGTGACGTGTACCCAGAGTTATTCCCCGAAGGCCCGTTTGATAGGGGCATCGTAGCGAACATGGTGGATGTGGCTGCCCGTGACCTGTCGGAGGTTATGGCACCGCTCCCGGCGTTCAACTGCGCGTCCGCGAAAATGGTGTCCGACAGTGCCCGTGAGTTCGCTGAGAAGCGCACCCGCATCGTCAACGGATACCTGGACTTCTCCGATGTGCAGCGTCAAATGTACACCGCCACGGACCGTTACTTCACCTACGGGTTCGTTCCCGCGATGGTGGAGATTGACGTGAAGAACATGATGCCCCGCATCACGTTCATGGACTCCATCGGCGCGTACCCGGTGTTCAACCGTTGGCATCAGATCGAAGCAGGCTTCTTCTCCTTCTTCAAGACCCGTGACGAACTGCTCGCCATGTACCCGCAGGCGGAAGGCTCCATCAAGGAGTCGTCTACGGGTAACGAGTTAATTGAGGTTGTCCGCTACCACGACTCTAAAGTGGATATGCTGTTCTTGCCGACCCGTAACGCTGTCGTGTTGGAGTCGGTGAAAAACCCTGTCGGTGAGTGTTTGATTGAATGGACTCAACGTCCCGGCGTGGATGAGGACTCGCACGGTCAGTTCGATGATGTTCTGGCTGTACAGGTGGCTAAGGCACGCTTCGCGTTGCTGAGTCTGGAGGCGGCGCAAAAGTCCGTGCAGGCTCCCATCGTCCTCCCCCCCGACGCGCAGGAACTCGCCCTAGGTCCGGATAGTGTTATCCGTACCGCTAACGGTGAGAAGGTGCGTCGTGTACCGATTGAGGTGCCTCAGGCTGCGTTCGCGCAGCAAGGCGTCCTAGATCAAGAGTTGCGTCAGGGTTCCCGCTACCCGGATGCACGGACGGGTAACGTTGAGGGCAGCATCGTGACTGGTCGCGGTGTGCAGGCTCTCATGTCTGGTTTCGATACGCAGATTCGCACGGGTCAGGCGATGTTCGCTAAGACGTTCCAGAATCTTGTGCGTAAATCTCTCATGGTTGATGAGATGCTGTTCGGGTCGGAGAACAAGACGATCCGTGGTAACAGCGACGGAACACCTTATGAGATCAAGTACCGCCCTGAGAAGGACATTAAGGGCGATTACACAGTGGATGTTCAGTACGGTCTGATGGCTGGACTGGACCCGAACCGGGCACTGGTGTTCGGTTTGCAGGCTCGCGGTGATCGTTTGATCTCCCGCGATTTCCTTAGGCGGCAGATGCCGTTCGCGTTGAACGCTTCAGAGGAAGAGCAGCGTGTCGATATTGAAGAGATGCGGGACGCGCTGAAGCAAGCGGTTGCAGGGTACGCCCAGGCTATTCCAGTTTTGGCTCAGGCAGGGCAGGACCCCGGCGATATTCTCGCTCGCTTGTCGCAGATAATCCTTGGGCGTCAAAAGGGCCGAGCCATTGAGGAAGTGGTGTCGGAGGCGTTTATGCCTGAGGAGATGCCCACACCACCGGGGGTTGAACCCACAGGTGAGGAAGCCGCAGGGATGGTCGGTGCCCCTGGTGAGGTTCCCCCTGGTGGTGGCGGGGAGAATCTAGAGGGTTTGTCTTCTAGTGGTTTGATGCGTGGTGTTGCCGCTGGGCAGGCTGGTATGGCTGCTGGTGGTCGCCCTGATTTGCAAATGTTGATGGCATCGTTGGGCCGTGGCGGTGAGGCTAACTTGTCCGCTGGTGTTAGCCGTCGCCTACCTATCTAAGGAATTATCATGTGTGTTTCGTGTGGCTGCTGGATGGACCCTTCTCAGAAGATGGGTGGGGACGGTAATCATCCTGAGGATTCAACGAAGATGCCTAACGTGAATACTGAGGTGTCTCCGTTGGCGAAGCCGTCTAAGGGCTGATTGTGGCTGCGAAGAAGGCGTTTTGGGATAAGCCTAATCCGAAGAAAAAGTCTACGCCTTTGACTCCAGCGCAGAAGTCTGCTGCTAAGGCTCGTGCGAAGAAGGCTGGTCGGGTTTACCCGAACTTGATTGATAATGCCGCTGTTCGTAGGAAGAAGAAGTGATGCCTGCTAAGAAGTCCGCTAAGGCTAAGAAGGTTGCCACGGTTATGCGTGAGTATAAGAAGGGCGAACTTCGTTCAGGTTCCAAGAAGGGTCCGAAGGTTAAGTCCCGTAAGCAGGCCGTCGCTATCGCTATGAGCGAGGCTGGCATGAGTCGAAAGAAGAAAAAGTAATGCCAATGAAGTCAACCAAAAAGACACCATCGGCGCGGGAAATGGCTGGCAAGAACCGCCATTACGCACAAAACCGAAAGAAGCCAGCACCGCTTGGTCGCTATGAAGATATGTCTCCGCTTCGCGCAAACAGAGCAACTAAAAAGGCAGTAAAGAAAGCAGCATCCGAAGGCCCTAAGCGCTCAATGCCAAAGAAGAAAAAGTAATGGCTCAAATGATGCGTAAGTCTAACGCTAAATCTAAAATGGTTAAGGCAAAGCAGGCCATTAACAAAGACGACTCTCGCGGTGCGCGTATGCGTAAGGTTAATGCCGAACGGATTAAGGCTGGTAAGCCTAAGCGCACAAGTTCTGGTACCGCAAAAAAGCAAGATGCCAAGGCGGGTCAACTTAACCGGCGAATTAAAAGTCAGCAAGGGAATAAGCCGTACTAATGGCAGCGAAGCCTGACCCTCGTTTAAAGCGTGCCGGTGTTTCTGGTTATAACAAGCCGAAGCGCACACCCAGTCACCCCACCAAGAGCCATGTTGTTGTGGCTAAGGAAGGTGACAAGGTTAAGACGATTCGTTTCGGGCAGCAAGGCGTTACGGGCGATAAGAAACCTACGAAGCGTCAAGCGTCTTTCAAGGCACGTCACGCAGCAAATATCAAAAAGGGAAAGATGTCGGCGGCTTACTGGGCCGACCGCGTTAAATGGTAAAGGGAGAAACAAATGCCGCAGCCTAACAAGGGCACGCACGGTAAGCCGCACACCTCCGCACCGATCAAGGGCGCAGCAGGCAGCAAGGCTGACCACACCGACAAGATCAAGTTCGGTGTACACACCAAGGGTACTAAGGGTAAGGGCAACAAGTAGGTTCAAGGGAAAGGTAAGATGGTGAGAGTTCCAAATAGGGATATGAGTGTTCATCTTGCCTACCTTGACTTGCATCTTGCAATAGTTGCGCAGGGTGTCGCGTATTCACCGGATGTCGCTGACGACATGATCGGTCGAATGAGCAAATTACTGGACGAGTCGCTTATGCGTCTCGCGGAGTATGGTTTGCTTGACACTGAAGAAGAGGAAGACGAGTTCGGTCCGGTCCCTGACCGGGAACTGGTTGACCCTCGTGTAGTGTTTGTGGAGGATGATGAGAATGGCTGAACGCCAGTGGGGTGGTCGTAGGACTCCCCGTAATCCTGCACCAGTGTCAGCGCCAGGTCAGTTGTCGCGTCGAACTGATGGTGGTCCGCAGCAGGTTCAAACGGAAATGTCCGGCATGGCGTATGGGGAGAATATGGAGTTTGATGCTATTCAGTCGTCTGCTCCTATGAGTGCGTCTCCTTCAGCGGCTTCACCTCGCGCACGTCAGCGTTCTGCTGGTGCTGCTGGTCGCCAAGCGGGTGGCATGGGTGCTACTCCGTTGTTTGCGCCTACTCAACGTCCTGATGAGCCCGTTACTGCTGGGGCACCGTTTGGTCCTGGCGACGGTCCTATGCAATCTAACATGTCTAGCATGATGAGTGAAGATATTGAAATGATTAAACAGTATCTTCCAGACCTTGAAGCCGCCGCTAATTTTCGTGGGGCACCAAAAACCTTTGTTGCATTGGTTAACTATCTTCGGAGTTTGTAATGATGCGGGTTAAAACCGAATGGAAACCTGGCTCATTCTTGGATAAGTTTAATCGTGCAGCCACGGTTTTAGGTTATTCAAATCTTCCATTGGCTTGGGGCGTAGCCAATGTAAATTGGCAGTCACAAAATGATATGGAGAATTTTCTTCAATCTATTACAACTACCACGCCAGGAACCGAGTAATGGAGGATAAGCGTCCATTACTGAATAGGTTTCTTAACAGTTTAAAGGCTGTTGCTCCTATTGCTGCTCAAAGCGTATTTCCAGGATTTCGCGCTGTCAGCGCAGCAACAGGTCTTGCAGAACAGTTTCCCAGCGCTACCAGAACTGTCCAGTCTGGTCTTGGTCAGGCGATGGGTGCCGTGGGTGGCGCTGTTACCGCTTGGGACGAAGCAGGAGCGCAAGGTTTTCTTGCTCCTGGTGCGGGCTTAGCATTAGCCCCTGGCGCCGTTCAACAGCAGGCTGCCCGCACTGGTGTTTCTCCAAGAGTTGTGGGAGAAGTAAGCCAAACTGCTACCGCTCGCCTTGAACAAACTAAGGCAAAAGCCGCTGAAAAAGTTGGCACTGTTGAAGTTGAACCCATGGGTCCAGTCGGTCCTTTGGTTAATGCTGCTTACCGCGCTGAGCAGGGTTTTTCGTATGCTATTTCTCGCCCTGCTTCTACTTTTACTTTGCTTACCGATCCTACTTCACCCCTTTATCAAGGTGGTAGACTTGATGTTGGCACCGTAAGTAAGCCTAGTATTGAAGGTTTTCAGTGGCGGGATGTTATAGATGCTTGGAATCGTAGCGCAGATGTTTCTTACGGTCGGGCTACTGTAGCGTCTCCACTTATTGCTAATACTATTGGTCTTGTTGGCGGCGCCGGTAAGTATAATCCTTGGTCGAATCAAAGCATGGATGAGGCTGATAAGAATGCTTTCTACAATGTTCTTAGTGGAAGTTTCGATTTTGCTTTACAGACTGTTCTTCCAACAAAAGGTATTCGTCCTGCTCGTATAGCATTGATGAAGAAAAAGGGTCTTACTACTACTGTTGCTTCTGCTGATGATCTTGTTCGGTTGCGTTCTGATTATGAAATGCATCAGGTTAATAGCGCGGCACGCGAAACTTTGGACAGGGTTAAGCAGTTAACCGAAGAAACCGCTTCAGGAACTTTTAACGGTAAACCTCTTCTTTCGCAACAAGACCAAGTTGCTTTAAATTTACGCCTTCAAGCCGAAGGTTTGACACCCGAAAAAATTGAGGCAGCACGAGAAGCCGCTTTACGAGGAACCGAAACCCCTATTGGTCGATCCGTTGTAGAATTGGCTGCTGAAACACGACAGGCTAAAGTAAGATCGCATCCTCTTATCGCTAATTCCGAGGGTGCCGATAAAGATAAACTTGCCAGCATTATAGCACGCACAGACGATCAAGATACTGTTTATGAAATTCTTGCGGCAAATCTTGGAGACATGACCGCTCTACGACGCTTGCAAGAAGCAGCACCGGATCATGTTTGGGCGCTTGCAGACATGGATGTTGCTATCCGTAACGCTTGGATGGACGGTGCGCCGTTTATGCCAACAGGTGAGGCTGCTCGTGTTGTTAAGCAAACATTTGATACTGCGCTAGATCGTGATGCTTACTTTCGCAGTGTTAAAGAAATGTTTGTTAGTGGTCAAGGATTTCCTACTGCTGGTTCAGTGTGGATGCCAACCCGAAGTCTTCTTGTTGAGGAGATTCGCAAGAAGGGTCGCGCCACCGAGTATGCCATTAAAACAGCGGATTGGGATGATGCACCCAAGTGGGTTTCGCAAGTAGCAAAAACTGGTTACGGTCAACCTGTAACTGTTTTTCTTCAGTGGACTTCTTCACGCCAACCGCTTGGTACGGTTAGTCGTTCAGGTGCCCGACCTAACGACATGTACATCGAGTTTGAAGCAATGGTAAACTCTTTACCATTCATGCGGGGTAGTCGGTCTGTAACTGTTGGTCAGGACCTTGTTGACGGTAAAATAACACCGATAACCGTTCCCGCTAATGACTACCGCGCCGCGCTTCGCCAACGCCTTGTTGATGGAAATAATCGTAATCAGATTCAAGATACTTGGCGAGCAATCGAAGATGAACTTGTTGATGCAGCAGCCGACACTCTTGGCATCGAAAGGTCTATTGCTAGAGAGTTTGTTCGCGGCTATCGAATGCAAGCAGACGGTCAACTAGATTATCTTGCTAGAGAAGGTTTTCTTTTTGATGAGGCTGGTCAGCAAATTCGCGTTTCCCCACTTACTCAACGACAGTTTCTTGATTCATTTACAACATTGCCAATGAATGATATTTATTTGGCCATGCAAAGTGAACTTTCAAATCTTCAAAAAGGTTTAATTCGTGGTGGCCAGATTGGTACTGCTGCGTTTGATGCTGGTTTAAAGTTTTGGCGCGTTAACCTTTTGTTCCGTGGTGGCTATGTAACCAAGTTTGGTGTAACAGAACCATTAATTATGTCTTTGCTTTCTCACGGTACTATTCTTACCGATGAAGGCTTGATGGCTACTATTGGTAACTTTAGCCGTAATAGAGTTAAGAACATTAAAAGAGTTGCTTATAATCTTGATCTTGACAGAAGCATTAAAAAGCATGTTTTGCGGCAGCCGGTTCAAACTCGTAAGCAAGTTGAGGCTGAGTTAAAGAAACTTGTTCAAGAGCGGCATGATACTGAACGTATTATTGATTCTCTTGTTGCCGAACTTGATGACATGCGTCTTGGTCGCGTTTCTCCCGCAAGAGTAGCCCGCTATGAGGATGAAGTTAAAGGCCGTTTGGTTGAGGCCCAGATAAGACTTGATGGGATTCAAGATATTCTTGATGGCAGGCTGCCTGAGTGGAGGCAGGTTATTGAACCGGCTAATCTTACTAATGTTCGGGCTTCTTTGCGCAAGTATCGCGCTATTCTTGGTGATGATCCAAACTATGTTAATGAGTTAAAGACTGAGATTGCAGATATTCAGGCTAGGGCTACCGCTCGTGGCGGTCGAATGACTGTTAACGACCGTTCTAAGTATGAGTATCTTGTTGCTGAACTTGAAGATATTCAAAGCATTGATCCGAAGACGATTACACCTGATCTCCGTGAAAGAATTGCCGCCCTTCAGTCTAGTTACGATGACGCTATTCAGTATTATAGAAAACCTTTGAATGATCCTACGCTTAAAATTCAAGAACTTGAAAAGAATCTTCAGCGTATTGATTCACAAATTCAAGCGCGTCAGATTGAAATTGGTGCTGGTCGCAAGGAAATAGGCGAGGTTACTGGCGAGCGTGGATTTGAAGGCTCGGGCCAAGGTTACATGACTTTGAATGTTGGTGGGGAACAGTTCCGTGTTCCTGCTGCTTTCTCTGATCGTGGTTATGATTTTGGTTCTGCTTATCGCGCTGAGGCTTCTGCTGCTCAAACAAGCCGTTTGACTTTGGACCCGTCTTATCGTATGGGTGAAACTAGTTCGCAGTGGAAGCGTTCGGGTATGGCGGACGTTATTGAGCCTACGAATCCTATTTATTGGGATGAGTTGGCTTATGCTGCTAATCGCCATTTACGTGGCGATAAGTTGATTCAACGCTATTTTGAAGGTTCAACGAAAGCGGAACTTGCTGTTTGGTTGAGAACGCCTGAGGGTCAGGCTTACCAAAAAAGCATGGGTAAGAATTATCTTGTTCCTAATGAGCGTTACAGTGATCCGGTAAGTCCTTTACCGAATATTGATGGTTCACCCAGTAATCTTTCGCCAAAGAACCCGCGAGTTATTCTTGAATCAACAACTGAACTTGATGAAGTAATTCGACTTGTAGATCAATACTTTCCTGATCCTAAAGTTCGCCAGATGATTGCTGCACGCGAGGTTACGCCTGGTGATTTGCAAAAGGCAATGGGAAATCGCGATGATCTTTCGCGTATTCTTACGGATGATTTGATTTTTACTCCTGAGGGTCAAATGTCTCGGGTTATGTCTAGCATTAATAGGGTTCTAGACAAAATCTGGAGTTGGATTGCTACTAATCCTGAGGATCGTATTGGTCGCTGGCCTTGGTATCAGCGCGAGTTTCGTGCGGTGATGGAAAGACGAGCAAACATTCTTTCCGGTCAGGGTATTAAGATGACGCCGGAAGCATGGCAGGCTATTCGCCAAGAGGCTCACCGTGAAACATTGTCTAGTTTAGAAAAAACTTTCTACAACATTCGACGGTACAATAATCCTATTTACATGTCGCGTTTCCTTTTTGGTTTTCCCGGCGCAACATTTAATGCTTTTTATCGCTACGGTCGCATGACTGTGCGTGAACCTGAGCGCATGCTTGTTGGTGCTTTAGGGTTTGAAAGCATGCTGAGTAACTATGGTTTAGATGAAGACGGCAATCCAGTGGATGATATCCGCAAGGTAAAAACTATTTTGATTCCTGGGACGCGACGCGATCCAATGGATACTGGGTTAACTGTTCCTGTTGAATCGTTTTTGACTGTTGCTTTTGACTGGCCTGCTGCTTCATACGCTTCAGCGATTACATTGGCTCAGGTAAATCGCATGAACCCGAAGACCGAAGAGATGCTTCAAAGGGCTTTGGGTGAAAGTGGCTTTGACGCTATGTTTCCTTATGGGCTTCCACGAAATCCTGTTTCTGGAATGTTTGGACCTTACCAGAAAGATTTACAATCCGCTTTTCGTGGTGAATCAGATGGCGACTTTACCCGCTTAGCCATTGAGTTTCACGCAGATGATATGGCTCGGTGGGAAAAAGAGGGATCAGAAGGCGACATGCCACTGTTTGCTGATGCCGTAGCGGACACTCGCTCATTTTTGTTTAGTCGTGCTGGATGGAGATTTGGCGAAACATTCTCTGTTCGCCGCAACCCCCCAGGTCAAATGATGAGGGATGCCTGGTTTAGAATCAGGGATCAGTATGGTGATACCCGCGAAGCCAGGGCAAAGTACATGGAAGAGTACGGTGACTGGGCTAGGTGGTACACCTATTCAACTACCGATATGCGTGCGTTCATTCCTCGTTCCTATGATGCCTATGAGCGGGTTTGGCGTGATGATCCTAACTTAACTCGTGAAATCGTGTCGCTTCTTGGCGATGACGTTAGCATGGTTTCTTTAATGACTCTTGGCGCTAGTGACGAGTTTGCGCGTTCGGTAAGTAATTTCTTGCAAGATTCACCTCTTCCTGGCGACAATGTTCCTGTTGTTCGGCGAATGACTATTGAGAAGTTTAACAACATGGTTCTTGTTGATGATGGATGGACTGAGTTTACTACAAGTAAGTCTGCGTATCAGGCTGAGCGTTTGCGACTGCGTACTTTGCGTGATGAGGCCGAGACCGATACTGAAACAAATAAGTATCGTGGTCAGATTAAACAACTGGATAATGCTTGGGATGATTATGTTGTTGATCTTGAATCACGTAATCTTCCTTGGGCCGCTGATCGGTCTAGTGGCTTTGAGATTAAACCAAAAAGAGCAACTATTGTTTTGAATAAAATTCTTAATGGAAAGAATTTTATGGCTAAACATGGTAAAGAACCCATTTGGTTGAAGGTTAAAGATTTCTTGAAAGAACGAGATGTTGCTCTTCAAGGTTTAAAGGACGCAAAAAATTCTGAACATAAGTCCCAGATTAAGGCTGCTTTTGCTAAGTATGTTGAAGAGAATTACATCGAAAACGATCCAGCATTTTTGAACCTTTGGGATAGATACTATGTTGGGGAATGGGTGAGCGAGTAATGGTTTTTCCTCCAACATCAAGAAAAAACAATGGCGGGGGTTTTCAAATTCCCGATTACGAAAGTGATGAAGAAACTACTACCACAACTCCAGGTGCTAGTGGCGCTGGCACTACAGGTAATTCTTCTCGTGCTGAAACTGTTTTTATCGGTGAGCGTCGCCCTTCTGGTACGGTTGATAGTTGGCAGCCTTCTGTTCCCGTATACACGAGTAAGACCCAGGCTGAGGGTATGTGGCTTAATCTTCTGCCGGAGCGTCGGCAAGAGATTGACGATTTGGCTAAGGCTATTGATCCTCGTAGGACTGGTAAAGGTCTTTACATTGAGGCTGTTAATGCCGCAGCAACTGCTCGTCAACGTGGTCAAAATGTAACACCGGCTACTTACATCAATCAGTTACTTTTGCAGTATTCGCAGAGTCCTGAATTGTTTGGGGATGACCGTAGCAATCTTAGTCGTCGTGATTCTGGTGCTTACGTTGGTCCTCGCGCTACTGTCACGATGGCTAGTGAGCGTGACCTTCGTGCCGCTGTGGATGCGATGGCTGCTCAGGTTCTTGGTCGTGCCGCTACTGAGGATGAGTTTCAGAATGCTTTGAAGCAGGTTCGCGCCGCTGAAACTGGAGAACCAACCATCACTACCACTGGTCCTGGTCGCACTGTCACCCAGTCTGGTCTTACCGCTGAGGGTCGAAGCAGCATCATTCAAGAGGCGTTGATGAAGGGTCCTGAGGCTGAGGATTTCGGTAAGGCTACGAAGATGATGGACTTGTT